CCCATTCTTAATACCGTTCATTTTCTGCATTTTTCTGCGTCTTTTCATCTTCAGAAAGCCAGTATTTAAGCCAATATTCCGTATGGTCTTTCACTTTTTGCGTTTTTCCATCACTTCCTAAACCTTTTGAAATGTAGACAGAATGTAGACTTTTCCAAGTGTTACAACCCTATGGTTTTTATATTGAAAAAATAATAACCTGGCACGGCGTTCCCGGTGCTGAATTAACAGAATTAACACCCTTTGACTTTAAAAATTAACAAAATTAACAGCCAGTCAAATCATTGTAATTGAGTTAAATTACACCATCCATATACTCTGTGCTCCGGTCTCATCGGTCCGGTAAACAGCTCCCTCTGTCTTCGGATCCTGCTCCTCACCGTAATATTTCTTTCCGTCCACAGTGAACCATCCCTTCAGCATCTTTCCGTTCTCATCGAAATAATACCTTCTTCCGTTGATGTTCATCCAGCCGTGTGCGTTCTTTCCCATTGCGAGGCGATAATACCAATCATCTCCATTCTTTATCCATTTTGGATATGTCATTTTTCTGTTCCAATATTCCTGATAAAAATAATCGAGATCCACCTCTTTCGAAATCCCGTCCACCCATCCGTGAAAATCATACTGATGGATCACATAGGCACCGACCGGAGTATTACCCGGACGCGCTGCCCACCAATCCGGATTTCCGAGAGCTTCCCAATCGATCAACTTGTTATGCCACGACTGGTTAGAATAGATCCCGCACTGGAGGCCTGCTTCGTTGATCCGCTGCATGAATGCTCTTGCGATCGCTGTTACTTTCTTCTTTCCGAGCGCTCCCTGGTTCTCCCATTCGAGATCCAGCCAGATCGGCATGTCCGGTACCCGTCCGTTCAGCGCATCGAGAACACGGTTCGCTTCTTCGATCGCGAAATCCGTATCCAGTGCGTAAGAATAGGCATACACTCCGACTTTAATTCCAGCGTTCCTCGCCTCCGTGAAATTCTTCTCGAAGCACTCATCATTTCCACGCTTCCGGATGATCCGGATGATAGCAGCTTCGATTCCAGCAGCTTTCACCTTGTTCCAGTTAATTCTCCCCTGGATGGAAGATACATCGATTCCCTTTACCATATTTCCCTCCATACAAAAAAATCCCCGGCAATCAGCGCCGGGAATTGCGAACACAAAATGTCAGAGTTGTTAGAAAAGGAGATACCTCCTTTCTTTTAGTTAGATTTTTGTTTTTCTATTTCAGCACGGCTGATTCGTGTCGGAATCTTAATCCACCGGGACTTCCGGCAGGCCTGCGACAGATGTCATAAGCGAGATCACTGCAGCGAGTGCTGCTGTCGATGCTGCCATCGTCCAGTTTACAGATCCGAGTGTGGCTGCTGTTGTCGGAAGCGCTGCGATGAATGCCTGCGCGAAGGTCTTCACCGCGCGGATTCCTGCAGCAGCTGCCCATTTCTTCCAATATGCTGCATCCTTCATGATTCTTCTCCCTTCAATGGTAGATTGATATACCGTTCATACATTTCTTTTCCGGTGCCATTGCCTCCAAGCTCTGCGTATGGCTTGTAGATCTGAGTGATATTGTCCATCTCTCCTTCTGTTGTCCATCCACGCTCGCATGCCTTACGACATAAAAATACGATCCTGTCGTGAGCAATTCCGAGAAGGAGCTGTGATTCCGGATCCTTCTTTTTGTCTCTTCTTTGAATCAGATAGAGAATCAGCGTCCATAATCCGTTACTTCCGATTATGGCTACAATTATCGTTGTGCTCATGTCCATTCCCCTCGATTCCTGTTTATCGTATTTTTTTCTCGATCTCGGACAGCACCTCGTCGGCGGTATTCGAAACCCATCCTCGATAATTGCGATGTAGCTCGCATACCTTTGCTCTCGGATCCTGCTGCTCCCGGAAGTGTTCCAGCATTACGGCGAACCCGCTGTTTTCCGGATGCTTGTACAGATCGATCTGCCCTGTGTGTCCGATCACGATGATCTTGCAGTCATCATGAGGTCTCGTAAGTGTCTTTTTGAGATCCGACACGTAATAATTCTGTGCTTCGTCTATGATGATCGCTCTCCGCTTTACATCACGTCCGCGCAGGAATGTATGCGTGATCGGACTCACGAACGCTGTCCCGTCCTTCATCCCGCGCACGTTGTCGCTGGATGCGATGACCATCATCGGATTTAATCCGACCGTTTCGAGTGCATCTTCGAGCGCTCCCATATACGGCTCGCTCTTCTCCTCGATGCTTCCCGGAATGAAACCCTGTATCTGTTCCTGTGTCGGCGATACTACGTAAGTAATGCCATCCACGATCCCATAATAATACAGCAGATACGCTACACCGACCGCGATGGTCGTTTTACCCGTCCCGGCTTTCGCATTGCAGAATGTGATGATCGTTTCCGGATCCCATACGGCATCACGGAAATTCTTCTGCTCTTCATCGAGTTCAAGACCGAAGAACGGTCTGTCTCTCAGTGTGCTCGGAACATCAATATGAGGTTTAGGTTTCATGTGTTTCCTTTCATGACGTGTTCGATCACGGTTTCTTTAGACTGCAGATAACAGTCTTCACACGGTTCCTGTGAAGTCGTGTAGAGATAATATTTGCAGCTGTCACAATGAAAATACCTGTTGCACTGCTTCGTATAGCATTTCATGATCTGCTGTCTTATGCAGAATCCATCCGCTCTCCTGAACACGCATTCGAAATTATTCTTCATCTGTCTTGTGGCTGTTCAATACTTCCTCAACGACTTCCCGGAGGTTGTAGATCTTCGGCACCTGGTCGAGAGTCTTCTTCCCCTGCTCGATGAGTCGTACCCATACCTTAACGAGTCCTGAATCTTCTGTAAATGTCACGATGATCATCCTCCTTTTATGCAGTCATTAATGTGCCTACTAGCTCAGAAAGCTCTGCTGTTGCGGTATTCGCATCTGCAAGCTGTGCTTTCAGAGATTCGATCTCTGCAGCACCCGCTTCCTTCTGCAGCTCCTCCGGTGTCTTCTTATGTACGACGAACCATGTCTGCTTCTCTTCATACCGCACACTGTCGAGTGCCATATTCTCAAAGGTCTCACCATCGACCATTAGTGTCTTCACGGTCTCTGCAGTGATCTTCGATGTTTTGTCACCCTTCACGATGTAATTGTTACCATTGAGCGTTGCTGTTAGCTCTGTTCCGTCTGCGAGTTTAATCTTCATTTTTTACACCTCTTATAAATGGATTTACAAACAAATCGTTAAACAGATCGTCCATGTTTCTGATCTGCTTTTTGCTCATTCTGGCTGCAAACTTCCGGATCCATGATTTATACTGGTTCTCGATCTCCTTATAGGATTTCTCTCCATTTTCCATTAAACCCTTCATCTTTTTCAGCTTCCTGCGCTCTCTCGTTACCGTTGACGGTGAGAGAGTAATGATCAGATGTCCGGTGTCGGTCATCGTGTACCGCCGGTTCAGATATTTCACGCACTTCCATGCCGGATATACCTGTGTCTTCTTCTCGTTTATGAATAATCCGAGATCTTTACAGATCGGTCTTATCTCATCGAGAAGCTTCCAGAGATACTCCTTTGAAATATTCATGACAGAATAATCATCCATATACCGCCCGGCCTCCGGGATCCCCTTCACGATCTTTATGTAGTTGTCGATCGGTGTCGGCAGGAAGATGGAGAAATCCTGTGATCCCTGATTCCCGATGTTTATCGACTTCTTCATGAACTTTTCTCCGGTATGCATCTCCGGAGGATCGTCTATGTGATCCAGTGCT